TTATTTTAATTCAAATGTATAATATATGGGTTCCCCATTATCTCCCTTTACTGCCTTAACGGTGGTTAATTTTTCTAACGCTTGAGACATTGGGGAGCCATACGTTCCGCGCGTCCAAAGTCTGGACTTTTCCGCCATGTTCCAAAAACAACCAATTTCTATACCTGTTGCAAATTCTGGAAGTTTCGCAAATGTCTTTTTGATAAAATTTTCGCACCATTCAACCTTAATTTTTCTCATGGTTCAATTCCTCCACATTATAAAATTTACCGGAATCCGGGTAAAAGCAAGCCGGGGAATCGAACCCCGGAAAACGCCGCCGCTTGCTTAAATAAGTACACCAAAGCGCATACAATCACGCTTTCTATCACAAACAATTTTCCATTTTTCAAAGTCACCCTTGATATTTTCGGCGGTTCTGGTGTCCGCCCATTCGTCCCGGGCTTTAATATAAGCGGCTTTCGCATCGTCTTTCTGTTTCTGTAATTTTTCCATAAATTCCATAATATCAACCGTCCTTTCATATATGCCCTGTCTCATCGGTGCAGGTGGGGCAGTTCCTGCAGACCGCCTGGCGGCGGTTTCGACTATTTGCAAATTCTGCGGAAAATATCAATTGTAAGTTCTGCGGCGGCCCTTTTCCTGTCGGCTGTGTAGCCGTGGCGTTTACTTTTCAAGGCTTTTTCTGCCTGTTTAAGGTTTCCAATGCCCCAAGATGCCGCTTTGTCGAGCTTTTCCCATTCATCCGGCGCAACTTTTATGGCTTTAAGGGTTGTAAGATTGATTTCAAAATTGTCTTTGTCTTCCGGGTGTAAGTCCTCGCAAACTGGAATATATTCATGTGTTCCCATGTTTTCGCCAATTCCCCAAACGAAAAAGCCAGTTGGGATTTTCTCCACGATTTCAAAAACGTCAGTTCTTTCACAAAGTGCAGAAGTGCTATAGATTTTATTATTTTCAATTTTCAATGTTGTCATATTTTTCCTTTCTGGTCTGCCATCATCAGAGCCGGGCGACCATCCCGCGGCTGACGCTCCAGGGCGGAGCGTTTCGGCTAAAAATCAATACTTGTATAAACATTTAAAATATATCTGTATTTATTTTCTTTATCGCATCCGAGTTTTAAATCTTCGATGTGAAAAATTGCATATTCTCCGTATTTCTCGCGTAAGTCCTGAAACTGGTTATAAATGGTTTCAAACTCTTCTAAATCGTCAATGTGGATGATATAGCGCTTATGCTCCGGATTGTGAATTATATAATTGTCGTTCGCCTGTGTTGCACTTGAGAACAGCGCTTCAACCTGTACCTTGCTTTTCCGGTTGTCTTGAGTCTTTCTATCAATCATGTAAACAACGGCCCATTTCATAAATTTTGTATAATCTTTCATATTGGAAAACCTCGCTTTCATTTCTATTGTTCTCTTGTTGATATTATAATAGCAAATATAATGCACTTATACAATTGACAGAACAAACAAAATAATGCACTTATATGCAATACAAAATTGTACAAAATATATAATGCACTTATAAATTGACAAAATAATGCACTTATTATATACTTATCTAAAGAATTATGAATATAAGCGAGGTATAACGCATGAGCGAAATAGAATTGAAAACTTCGGCTGCACAGAGAAAAGCGGTTCGAGAGTATGAAAAGAAGAATGATAGAATAAATGTAATTTTTCCAGCCGGAACAAGGGACAGAATGCAAGCGGTTGGAGTTAAAAACCCTAGTACATTTATAAAAGAAGTTGTTGCAGCAGAATTGGAAAGAATGGAAAAATACAGAAAATAATGCACTTATAATATTGACCATATAATGCACTTAATATATAATATAGGTATCGAATGAAAGGAGATACCAAAGATGCAAATAGAATACAAAAAGAAAGCAGTAAAATATATTAACTCTTGCGACAGAGCTACCAAGCAAAGGCTGAAAATTGCGATAGAAAAATTGCCGCTTGGAGATGTGAAAAAGTTAGCAGGGTTAGAAAATGATTTTCGCTTAAGGGTTGGAGATCTTAGAATATTATTTTCAATCGAGGAAGATATAATAATTATAAATGACATACTACCAAGAGGACAGGCATATAAGAGAATATAAGGAGGTTTAAAAATGAGCAAAGAAGCGTTAAAAAATATAATTGATTTAGTACCTGATGAAGATATAGAAACACTTTACAGGGTTGTTATTAAATTTATCCCAGAAGATAAACCGGAAGCGGACGAACTGGCAGCACTTGAAGAAGCCAAGGCAGATAATAGCGAATTAACACCACATGATGCTATTAACTGGGATTAATAGAATTAAATGTTTTATATAGGGCGGCTTTTCCGGCTGCCCTTTTTATGTCTCCAGAAAGAAGAAAATGCTTGGAGCAAATAGAAGATTACAGATAAGAAAATGATAGAATAGTATTAGTTTTGATGCATTGCAACACCCATGCAACAAAGTGCAACACTTTTGCAACGGAGATATAGATATAGATATAGAGAAAGAGTATATTATATCCAGTTAAGTATATTATAATATTTATTTATAAACAAGGTAATATATTATTAATTATATATAATATATAGGTCTTAAGATAAATTTAAAAATAGTGTATTGACAATAAAATGATATAATGATATTGTTTTACTAAATTAAAAACGCATTCGGGCAACGGGCGGAGCTAGATAGATCTGTCGAGGTCCCGAAATAAACGGAATTCATGCAGCCGGTACAGTTTGAAAAAATTAAATTGTACCAGTTGCATTTTTTTATTTTAAGTATTCCAGTACTGGAGAGAGGAGATATATATTATGCCTGATATAAATACAGTTATTACAGAAAACGGAACAGAAGTATATGAGAACGGTATATATTTATATCTTGACCAGTATATCGAAGAGCACAATATCGAGGATATGCACAAAGAGCCACAGAGCAGATGGAACGCAGCTTTGTTATATATTAATAAAAACTTATTTAAACTTCACCCGGAAATATTAAAGAGTGAAAACAGAGTAAGTAATACATATGACATTAATATTATAAATACTATATGTGATATATATATAGAATTATGTTATGAATACGATAAAGAAGTAAGTATATTAGGATTCTGTAAATTAACTGGAATAGTACAAGATACTATATATCAATGGGGCAATGAAACCACGAGACTTGGTTCATCGGCTTCGGAGATATACAAAAAGCTTTCCACTGAAAGAGAAGAATCACTTTCAAATATGCTCATATCTGGCAAGCGAAATCCTGTCGGCTTACTTGGAGCATTAAATAGGCATTACGGTTGGAATATGGGGCAGCCAAGAGGTGGGATAACTGAAAAGCAGCAATCAATAGAGCAGATCCAGCAGAGATACAAGCCGGCTGAATTGTCTGCAAATGACACACAATTAGCACCACCGAAAGCAGATTTTTAATTGTAAATCAGACACACAATTCTATACAATTTAGAAATCCAATAAAATCAAGGCTTGCGGAGATTTAAGAACCGGATAACTTTTCGTTTAACTGATGTTTTGCGAATAGATAAAGAAATCAAGAAAGAATTGTTTGAAATGTTTTTAAATTGTTTGTATTCTTGGTACCCCCGGGAGGGGTCTACTGGAAACGGTCCCCAGGGTCTAACTGAGTAGGTCAAGGTGAAATTTAATAAAAAGACCGCCTGCCAATAAACAAGATATGAATACGATGCCACATAATTTCTACAAAGTTACGGGAGGTGGTCTAAATGATTGCTAAACTTGAAGGAATTCAAAATGGATATGCGTTGTTAAGAACATCTACGGATGAAGAATTTCAAGCAATCCTTAAGCAGTATAAAGACGCGAATAATCTTAGATGTGTTATCTGCAATAATCGTACTGCTAAATGTTTTAAACATGCTGGGGTTTTATCAGAACCCCCAATAACAATAAATAATAAACTGTTGAGCGGTATATTTTACGTCAACGGAGTTTTCTGAATTCAATTTTCCACATCAGATAAAAATTCAAAAGTTACATTCGATAACGATTTCAAAAATTTTTTCAAAAACAAAAAGAGCTTTAAAGGAGCGCATGAGATATGGATAATCCGATTCAAAGAGTTAAGGTTGTAAATCCAAATGAAGGTTGGATTGGAACTGAGTATTATATAGACGGCAAGAAGATTGAACGTGTTAAAAGCGTTGATTTTCGAGTTGCAGTTGACGAGGTTCCGATGTTTACTTTTGAAACCATGGGAATACCGGATATAGACATGAGCGGAGACATTAGATTCCGATTCACACCAGAAATAGTTCAACAGGCTGTGGCTGTTCTGCAGAATGAATTGATTGTAAACAGAGATTTACGCAGCACTTTCCTGAAAAGTATGCTAAGTGCATTAGATGATGACTTTTGGAACAGTAGGGAAACCGTCGGGAATCAGCTTGATATTGGCTACGATGATTTCAGAGAAGCAGCAGAACTTATGCTGAATCGTTTGATTGGAATTGAGAAAGAAGAGGAGAATTGATATGCCAGAATGCAAACAGTGCTGTGGTACTTGCAAGTATGCAAATTATGATAAAACAGATGGTTATGAATGCTCAAACATAGAAAGTGAGTATGATGGCTGCTTTGTAGAGTATAAACATAGTTGTGAGGAATGGGGGAACAAAGATGAATGAAGTAATCATGAAAACAGAGTATTCCAAGGCATTCGATGAAAAACGTAAAGGATTAATTGAGCAGAGCTATTATAAATACGGACCTGCACATTTGAATTTTGCAACCGGAAACGTTGATGCGATTGGAAGTTTGAAAAAATGCCTTGCCAAATTCGAAGAAACTGGGAATCTTGAATATCTGTGCGATGTTGCAAATTATGCAATGTTCCGGTTCATGTTTCCACAGGAAGGAGATTTCTTTCAGCATACCGGTTCTGACGAATCAGCGGGAATAATTGGTATGAGTGTAAAAGAGATGGAAGAATTTAAAAGAGAACATAGCTTTGAAGATGAATGAAAAATGGAGAGTGATTAAAAGATGAGAGTTGTTTCACAGAGTAAAGATTCTTCTTTTGATTTCGACAGAACTGTATTTTGCAGAAATGGACGTTACATATTTGCACATATGAATGATGTCAGAGAATCGATAGGTAGCTATCGTGACAGCAAACAGGCAGAAGAAGTTTTTATACAGATGAATCAAGAAAGCACCAGTACAAAAATATTTTTTATGCCGGAGAAATAAAGATGATTGTGAGAATAATTTTAAAAAATATAGTAAGTCTCTTAGATTTATTCCTGATTTCGTTGTTGGCTTCATCTAAGGTAGAAGGTACAGAAGCAAAACATGGAGTTAGTTTAATAATTGTGCTATTGGTATTAAACATGTTGCTAATTTGGAAATAAAAGTGCGAAGTACAGTTAATTTTCAATCATACAGAAAATGGAACTGGAGAAAGAAACTCAAAGGTTCGAATCCTTTTACTTTGATTGCCGGATAGTTTTTGATTGTTTTCTATCTGGCGGCGTTGTTATATACCATTGTTTGGCATAGAGATACCTTTCAGCCACTAGGACGATTCTGTTAAGGACGGTGCGAGACCGTCCGGTGGTTATTGCCGCAAAAAGCGGTATTAGACGTAAGCCTATATGGTGATGAGTGATGGTCACTCCATAATTTGCTGACGAGCAATCCATATAGCAGTCAAACTTGATAGTTCGGGTGCCTATCCCACGGTGCCTGAGCTATGAAAAGAGTTGCCGGTGAAAGGCTTCAAACCGGATAGTGCGATGCATGGCACGAAAAATATTATTGCTAACCGTCTGATGGCGGTTATGGGGAAGCGGCAACGATTGGAGGTGTTGCGGCTGACTGTAAATCAGTTCCCAAGTGGTAAACATTGGAGGTTCAATTCCTCTCTTCCCCATTTCCATGATTTTAAAGGTCATGGAAAACATCAATTCAGAAAGCGAGGGAGTTTTTATGATTATAACCGCATATGGCGTAATTGTTTTTCAACTCGTTACCTGGATTGGAGTTTTAGTTGCGAAGTCCAGTGAAGCGGCAGCAGATAGAAAGTATGGAGAAGATATGTGTGGGTTCGCATATCCTGTCATACCATCGAGGCATGAAGTCCCCGGATAGACCTTGCCGGTGAGATAGAAAATATGATCAGAACCCATAAAACTTTGAAAATCATCGGCTTGGTCTGAAAAACATAAACTCGGCTAAACTAAATGAATATGGGAGCCGGAATGTGATTCTAGCTCCTTTAAGGAAAGGTATATCGCAAGGCAGCAATTACGGTGAGGTGCACCAATAATCCGTGAGGTCGGTTCGATTCCGACACTTTCCGTTTGAAATAATCGGAGTAAGCAAGGTAGCAGAATGGTGGTTCAAATCCGCCTGCGGGCATAACTCCAGCAAGAAAGGTTCCCGCCGCTTCTTTCCTAATGTTCTTGACGATACAAAGAAAATTAGGCAGTGTTCCTATAATGGTATTGGAGCGGTTTGCTAAGCCGCCGGGCGTTAATTCGCCTTGCAGGTTCGACCCCTGCATACTGCGCTAAACTTACGACACGGGTGTACCGTTGCCGTAAGCGGTAGAAAGTCCGCATGAAATTGTACAATGTAGTGGCAAAAGCAATTTCAGATATGGCAGTTCCACTATGCTGCCATATTTGCCGTATGTCCGGGTGGCGAGGGAGCGGTCTTGAAAATCGTTGGCTGTAAAAGGCTTGCAGGTTCAAATCCTGTGTACGGCGCTTTGAACATTGAAAATTGAATATTGGCGGTTGAAAATAAATGTGATATTATGGGTGTAGTTTTCATATTCAAAATCATATACTAAAGAGGGAGAGTTGTATGTTTAAAGAAAAAAGAAAATCGAAAGAAGAAATAGCAGCTAAAAGAGAAGATGCGCTTGCAAATTCATGCTATTCTATAGTAAAACAAAAGAAAATTACTAAATCGGCTTTGGAAAAGTCAAATGTTGGTTTGGTGGTAAAAGGTAAGTATTAATTTATGTGGGATAAAATCAAAATCTTTTTGAAAAAGTTGGCGGATTGCCTTAATGAACATTGGATATGGAAAACAATTATTTTATTTTTACCATCTGTTTATTTACCTGTTATTGTAAAATATGCAGGTGAAAAATTGTGGTTGGCTGATGCTGGTGGAAAATTAACTATATTTGGCATAGCAATTACAATTATAATTTATGTATGCGTTTTGTTAATCAATATATTGGCAAACTATAAATCAAAAAGAGATAAAGAAACAGAGGAAAAAAGAGAAATTGAGCATAAAGAAGAAATTAATAAATATAAGAATGAAATAATATCTTATGATGAAACGTTAGCAGTATATTCCAGACTGTTAAATGTTATCGGAAATATATGTGATGTAAAACTTCAAGCAATTTGTGGATATATTTCTACATCAATACAAGAAGGAGTGTTTCACAAACCATTTAATGAAACTGTTTATCCTGAGAAACAGCTAAGAAGCATTGCAAAAGAGATAAAAAATTGTCTATTTGAAATAACTAAGCCTCCATTTAATCAAATTAGTGTGTCAATGGCATATGAATTTCCAGAAGTTGGAGTCGGATTAAAATGGATTGATCAACAAGAAATTGCACAATGTATGCAGTTAAGTCAATTAAAGAAAAATGAAAGCACTACATTCTATAAGATATATAGTGGTCAGAGTAATTTTTTGTTTTTCAATGATAAAAGTAAAGCTGCTAGTGAGGGAAAATATGTTTTTGATAAAAAAGACCATCGCTATCATGATATTGGTTCAATTATTTGTGATGAAATTGCACTAGAAGATGAAAATGGTAAGATAGCAAGAATCATATTAACAATATCAACTTATGGTTATAGATTTACAGATAGTTCTGATGAAAATGTTTTAAATAATATGTCAGACATGATAGAAGAAGTTATACTTCAACAATTTGAAAAAAGAATTAGAATAGAATTGGCTTTATTGTTTGTGAAAAATCAATATAATAAAAAATAGTCATATACCTACCAACCGTCAATATTCGATGGTTGGTATTTTTTTACGTAAAAATCGGGGGCAAATATGAAACATGAAAAGGAATGGTACACCTGTGATCGGTGTGAATCTGAAATAAAAATGATTCCGGAAAGAAGAACTTTTTTAACAAGGAAAGTGATTACACCGTCAGAGTTTAGTATGAGATTTGCAAATGCAACAGCATATGTTGCTGATACTGAACTTATATCTCCGCTGCTTATGGCAGTTCAAATTAAAGAAATATGTGATGTTGGATACAAAGACTTTCATTTGTGTCCTAAATGTCGGAAAGAGTTTGAGGAGTGGATGAAAAAATGAGTATGACAGCAGTAATTGAGAGCATAGAGCGTGATGCGCTGCGGCAGGCAATGAAGCCAGAGATTGAAATGTCCTTGGTTGAATTTGCAGAGAAGATTGCACCATTTCCGTTATCTGAATTTCAGAAACAGTTAATTCGGGAATACGAGGAATGTGAGAAAAGAAATTTACCCTTGTATTACATTCCACCAAGAAACGCTGGAAGAGATTTTATATATCAATTGATTGAAGAGTGGAAACATCAGCATCATTTGGTAGATGCACGTTGCAGCAAGTGCAACCGCCTGTTAGGAAAATTCAACGGACAGGCTGAAATCAAATGCCCAAAATGCGGGAAAATTAACAGAATCGGTGTAAATTTACCCAAGGATAAGGTTTTTGAATTTTTAGAAACAGAAAAGCGAATTTCGCAGGAAAGGATAAACGAATACGCAGAATGTTTTGATGGTGTTCCTGTTAATGATCATACAAGAAAGGAACTACTAAAAAGTCATATAAGATTTTGCGACAGAATATTAAAACTTTTGAATTAAATATTTCAGAGCACCAGCCGTAGAGTGCCTACGCAGAGAGCCGAATTTCCAAAATTTGAGGAAAGGAGGCTCTTTTTTGGTTTCAGAACAAACGAAGTCAACAGCAGACAGCATTAAAAATTACATAAAGCAAAACGGAATTGAATACCAATCGTTGTATGACCTTTTGGATGTTGCGAAAGTGGCATTTGAAAAGGAAAACGACACGGAATGGGCGTTGAAAGTCACTTCGTACATCAAAGATTGCTGCAAGTGGGCGATTCAAAACAGTATTGAAGTCTTACAGATGGATGAATTGTACTGGAAAACCATGAAAGCTGAAGCTCCGTACCATTTTGAATCATTCCTTTTCTACATGGAGAAGAACCGCCGACCGAAAAAGCGATTCTATGAGCCAAGAAAGCGGACGCTCAAAATCGTTGTTGACGATCTCCAAGACTTGGAAGATGGAAAGTTAGATTTTTATGGCTTATCACTCCCACCACGAGTAGGAAAGTCCACTCTTTGTATTTTCTTTCTTACATGGGTTATTGGTAGGCATCCAGAGAGCCACAACGCTATGTCCGGGCATTCCGGCATTTTAGCTGACAGATTCTATAATGACGTATTTAAACTCACGCAAAACGAGGAATACACGTTCAAAGAGATATTTCCGGATATTGATCTTGCAAATAAGTCATCCGAGAAGAATGAACTTTACTTTTCTCCTACAGAAGCATTTGCAACGCTGACTTGCCGAGGAATTGACGGAACATGGACCGGTGCGGTTGATATTAGTTCGGACGGATACTTATATGTCGATGATATGGTTCGTGATCGTACCGAATCATTGAGTCCTATTCGATTGGAGAACAGATACCAGGATTACTTAAATGTCCTTGTTGACCGTAAAAATGACGGGTCCAAGGAACTTATGGTCGGTACTCGTTGGAATGTTTATGATCCACTCGGACGAGTAGAGACGGAGAATGCGAACAATCCGCGCTACAGATTCCGGAAGATTCCTGCATTGGATGAAAACGATGAATCCAATTTCCAATACGATTACGGAAAAGGATTTTCTACAGAATATTACAGGAAGATGCGCGATCGTCTGGATAAAAACGAATGGATGGCTAAATATCAGCAGAGACCATTTATTCGAGAGGGATTACTCTTCCCATTGGACGAGTTGAATTATTACAACGGAGTGCTGCCGGATGGAGATTGTATCACGGCCGCAGCGTGTGATGTTGCATGGGGCGGCGGAGATAGTCTTTCAATGCCGTTTGGAAAACTTTTCGGGAGCGTCGATGATGGACCTATATATATACCGGATTGGATTTTCAATAAAGGTGATAAATACGTTACAAAACCTCTTGTTGTGGCAAAGACGTTGCAACATAAGCCTAATATGGAGCGTTTCGAGGCTAATAACGGCGGGGATGAGTACGCGGAAGACATTGACCGCCTATTACGAGAACAAGGCTTTAAAACTAATATCTCTTGGGCGAAAGCAAGCAACCAAGTGGGAAAGATGGCAAAGATTATACAGTATGCGCCGGATATTAAGCGAAGGTGTTATTTCCTTAAGCCGGAACTACAGAGCCAAGAGTATAAGGCGGCAATGGAAGAACTTGGAATAATCGTTCAAGTTGGCAAAAACGAGCATGAGGATAGCGCGGACGGACTGGTTCAACTGGTTCAGTTAGTAGACGGCGGCGTGACAAAAGTCGAGATTATGAGCCGGGCGGAGCTTGGTATATAAGGGAGAGTGGTATTTTGAATAAAAGGAATTTGAATCTCGAAAAATATGGAATTTCCGGTAAGCGATACAAAGAGCTTTGTGGATTTTGTGAGCAGTATCCGGAATGGAAAAATCAATTGAAATATAATAAGGATACGGTTAAGAGCATTGAAATTACAGATATGCCGATCACACATAACAATGCGGATGCTACCGGCAATCTGGCAATTAAGCGAATCGGATTGGAAGAAAAATGCCAGCTGATTGAAGAAACTGCAGAACAGGCAGGAGAGGATTTGAGCCAATACATCATCAAGTCTGTATGTTATGAGGTCCCGGTTACATATCTGATTGCCTGTGAGGGTATGCCACTTGGAAAATCGGCATTTTATGAGATGCGCAGACATTTTTTTTATCTTTTGGATATTAATAAAGGATAAAAAATGAAAGTGCGGAAAAAAAGGACATACTTTCATGATATATTGATATTGTCGAAAGAATCAAGAGAGCCATGAACAATGTTTTCAATGGCTCTTTTTTAATATCTGGAGGTGAAATTAGTGGAGCTTTTCGGAAGAAAGCAGATATTTTGTGATAAAACAGTAATTGATAAAACGAATATTCTTGAAGTTCTTGGAGAAGCATACGCTATTCACGAGCAAAATAGAGCTGAAATGCTTTATCTGTTTGAATATGTAAAAGGTAGACAGCCTATTCTTGATAGAGAAAAGCAGATTAGACCGGAAATCAATGAGAAAGTTGTTGATAACATGGCATCTGAAATACTGGAATTTAAGCTTGGTTATGAGTTCGGTTCTCCGATATCATATGTCCAGAGAGCAAGAAAGGATATTAAGAGCAGGAATGCTCTTTTTTCTTTTTTAAAAAAAATGTTCACATCGGAGGAAAGCAAAAAAGAGGATTTAAGGGTAGCGGCACTCAATGAGATGATGGTTGAAGAGTGCAAAGCGGCAAAGGATTTGATGCTTGCAAAGGATGTAAAGACCTGCGGTGTTGGATATCGGCTGATTCTTCCAAAGCGTATAAAAACCGGTGTATCTGTGTTTGATATTTTGGATTTGAACCCAATGAACACATTTGTTGTTTATAGCAATGATGCATATCGGGACCCAATTCTTGGAGTTTCGTACTTTCCACACAAGGATGGAAGTTGTACTTTTGGGTGTTATACCAAGACTTCCTATTTCAAGATTGAAATGGGAATAACAAAAGACTTTGAAGATTGGTTTGAGGAAAAACTAAACACAGTAGGTATGGTGCCGATTATTGAGTATATCAATGATTATGACCGTATGGGATGTTTTGAGAGGGTTATTCCTCTTATGGATGCGTTGAATACCATTGATTCTGACCGTGTTAATGATATTGCGCAGCATATTCAAAACATTCTATGGGGAGATAATGTTGCAATCGATACAGAACAATACAAAGAACTTCGAAAACAAGGCTTGATTCTCACTAAATCCGAGCAAGGCAGAACGGCAACATTGAAATATCTTGAATGTGTGCTTAATCAATCAGAGAATCAGACGCTTGTTGATTATGTGGAGCGTAAGATTGAAAAGATTGCTCATATTCCAAATAGATCAGAACTATCCGGCGGAAGCACCGGAAGCGCAACAAATATGTCCACCGGTTGGATGGATGCCGAAACAGATGCCAAGTCAAAAGAACAGATTTGGATGGAAGCTGAACGAAGAGAAACAGCAATTATCCTGAACATCCTTAAAATGAGTAATGAAGTTGATTCCGATGTTGCAGAATTGAACCTTTCCGATATAGAAATCAAGTTTTCAAGGTCACGCACTTATGATTTGGCTACTAAGTGTAATTCGCTGGCAACTTTAATTAATGTTGGAATTGACCCACTTCGAGCAATTGAGATAGTTGGCTTATTTACAGACCCGCAACAGGTTGCATTGGATTCTGCTGAAAGAATCGATGAAATTTTATTTAATCAGAAAACTAAAACAAATTCTGATAAAAAGATGCAGCCCGATATTACAGACCAACCATCTAAGGTGTCTGTATCAGATGAATAATTGGTATTTTGAGAGCTTAGAAATAGGCTCTCTTTTTATATACATAGCAGGGAAGCTATTTAAAAACGCAAAAGACAAGACAAGTCATTAAAACGGAATCTAATGCGGAGGGAACCGCTTGAACAAACGCAAGGAGGATATTATGGCAGATTTGAAAGAATTATTAGGTGATGCGTACAAAGAGGACATGACTTTTGAGGACATTAACGCGGCGTTAGCAGAACGTGAGCTTGTCGATAAGAGTCAATACGACGGATTTGTACCGAAGACTCTTCTGGAAAAAGCAAATTCAGAGGCGGCTGACTATAAAAAGAAATGGAAAGCTGCAGCAAGCGAGCAGGAACAGAAGCAGATTGAAGATGCTGAAAAGCAGGCACAGATTGAAGAGGAATTAAAAAACCTTCGTCGTGCATCCAAGGTATCAGAGTATGAAAAGCAGCATTTGGCTTTGAAATATGAGGAGAAAGATGCCGAGGAGATTGCCGAAGCTCTTTATGATGGCGATATGGAAACTGTTTTTCGTTTACAGAAAAAGCATGAGGAAGCATTACAGAAAGCAATCAAAGCCGATTTGCTGAAAGATATGCCAACTCCTCCGGCAGGAAACCAGACAACTATTGATTACAGTAAACAGATTGCAGATGCGCAGGCAAGCGGTGATATGGCTCTTATGGCGTCATTAATTCGCCAGCAGGCTGCAGCTAATGTAACAAACCATTAAATACAATGTAAAGGAGATATTTAATTATGGCAGATGTATTTGCAATGAGTGGAAACACTCCTAATTATTCTGGTATGCTCTTCAATAAGGGCAACACAAAGACACCATTCTCAACAATGATTGGTGGAAGAAGAAAATATTCGACGAGCACAGAATTTGTAACTGGGCAGGAATATGAGACATCAACAGGAAGTCAGCCTAAAATTTCAGAAGCAGACTCTCTTAATGCACCGGCAGCTTCAGTAATTACAAGAGAGCAGAAGACTAATGTTACACAGATTTTTCAGGAGTCCGTTGGCACTTCCTACGGTAAAATGTCTAACATGGGTACATTAAGTGGAATCAATATTGCAGGACAGCAGGCGAACCCGATTTCCGAAGAGGATTTTCAGGTTGCCGCAAAGATGGCAAAAATTGGGCAGGACATTGAGTACACATTCCTCAATGGTAAATTCCATAAGTCCACAAATGACAACGATGCAAATCAGTCCAGAGGACTTCTGGAAGCAATTACCACAAACGCACTTGATGCTGATGGAAAGAAACTTTCTTTCATGTTAGTGTGTGAAGCATTAAAGTGTATCAAGGAAGCAAATGGAGATATTACCAATATTGTCCTCGGACTTGATTCTACAAGCAGAATGCAGTTAAATGCAGATGCTGTAGCAAACGGTCTTACAATCGTTGAGAGCGGAAGAGATGTTAATGGAATTGCTGTTGATAAGGTGCTTACACCACTTGGAACAGTGTATTTAAGAGACCTGATTTATCTTCCGGCTGGAACGGTTACACTGTTTGACCCGTTCATTATGGGTCCTGTTGAACAGCTCGTACCAGGAAAAGGAAACTTCTTCCTTGAAGAATTAGCAAAGACCGGTGCTGGCACCAAGAAACAGATTTTCGGTCAGATTGGACTTGATCATGGCCCAGAGTGGTATTCTGCTAAGATTACAAATCTGTCTGCAGCGATGCCGACTGATGGAGATATGGCAAGAAAAGTCTATTCCGTTTCAAAGGCAGATTCTGATGAACCTACATCACTTGGAACACTGACAGTTGCATCCGCAGCAGGGAATGTTACTGGAAAGACCAAGATTACCATCACAGAGCCATTGACGGAGGGTAATTCCTACAAATACAAAGTAGGCGAAGCTGAAACAACAGTTAAGCTGGGACAGTCAGTAAGAACATGGAATGCATGGAATGGCACTGATGAAATCGAAGCTGAATCCGGCAAAGTAATTACTATCGTTGAATGCGATAAGGCTTACAATGCGGTTAAAGCAGGACATAATACAGTAACTTCAAAAACAGAGTAGGAGATGAACTTGGATGGAAGAGCTTTTGAAAGAATTAAATATGGATTTGGAAGCTGAATTGACTTCTGAATTGCATGAGGATTCCGATAAGGCTCTTTTATCTTCAAAGATTAAGGGAGCCTATTACGCAGTGAAGCGTAAGCGAAATTATCAGGAGCATCACACAGAAGAGTTCATTTATAAAGATATGATGGCTATGTATGACATTATAAAAGACCTTGCACTGTATGACTGGAACCATATTGGAGCTGAGGGTGAGACAAGCCACAGTGAAAATGGTATCAGCCGGGCATGGAATCCAAGGGAAAACATTTTAAGGGAAGTAATTCCTTTTGCAACGGTTATTCAGAAAGGATAAGGTGACCCAGCTTCTATCTCCCGACCGCAGGGTTAAGCGGTATAGCCTATCTACCGTGTTGTAGAAAAGGTAACTTGTTTGCAATGCAGGCAATGAAAGAAGATTGAGCGTGAACTAGTAAGTAATGATTACAAGTTCGCAGGCGGCGCACGTTGAGTGGTGGTGGGCGGTGCGCCATATTTATGTTTTGGAGGGAAAGATAATGGATTTTGGAAAAGCATTAGAGCTTTTAAAAAAAGGACAGAAAGTTGCCCGCAAAGGTTGGAATGGTAAGAAACAGTACATTCAGCTTGCAACAGGCATTTCCTATGTGTCAGCAGATGGCGAGCTTGTGAATTGTGAGCATGATGCCATCGGTAATAAGGCAATCGCTTTTGTTGGAACATCTGGTGTTCAGATGGGATGGCTTGCATCACAGGCAGATATGCTTGCAGAGGACTGGAGCGTAGCAGAATAACTTCTTGTAGCCGTTCTTCTTTTGTCGTATAATGGCGATAAAAGGGGGATTTACTATGGATAAAAAGAATGAAAAACAAGGAAAGAAGTGTTTTATTATAACTCCTATAGGAGATGTAAATTCTGATATTTTTAGAAGAGCGCGTGGAGTGATTGAAAATGTTATCAAGCCAGTATTGAAGAAATATGGGTTTATAGAGGTTGTAGCTTCATATGAAATATATGAGATAGGAATGTTAACGCACCAAATAACAGAAAAAATAGCAATAGCAGACTTGCTTATTGTAAATTTATCGGGTGCAAATCCAAATGTTATGTACGAGCTATGTCTTGGCCACGTTTTGGGTAAACCAATGTTATGTTTGTGTGAAAATCAGTCAAAATTATCATTTGATATAAAAGATATGCGTACAATTTTTTATGAAGATGATATGCTTGGGGCTGTAGAATTGGGAAAATCAATAGAAGAATATTTAAAAAATATAAAGTACAATATTTTTTATAAAGATAACCCTATTCTTGAATCACAAATTATAGTTGAACATATTGGCAAGGTCGTAAGGAACGAATTGATTTCATATAATAGATTCTTAACGAAAATGGTTATTACAATTGTTGGTATGAATGATACTCTGCATGAAGAAGTAACAAAAGAGTTAGATAAATTAGGCTTTGTTGAACTAGACTATTACCAAGGTATTAACTTAGAAAAATGCAGTGTATTTAGAACAAAGGTTTCGGATTTTGATGATGAGTGGTTGTACAATAAAATAAAAGCTATTATTGGAGACGGCGGCATGATAAAAATTGAAAGAAAATGAGGTATTATGACTATGCGTTCTCTGAAAAAAAATAAGCAGAAACTGTACTACGCAACATACAGTGATGAAATTCCAGTCTATGAAACGGACGAGGATGGAAAAATCAAATACACCGAGGTTGACGGAGAACAAATTCCAATTCAAATAGGTATTGTGGCAGGTTATAACGAGCCTGCCATTTTTTATGCCAACATTGCAAAATCTGGCGGTGAAGCTGAAGCTATGGAATACGGCTTTGATGTTGGTTCATATCAGGCTGTTTTATCTTCATCTGATATGACCTTGCCTATTAACGAAATGAGTCGAATTTGGCATATGAGTGAGCCAAGATACAATGCAGATGGCTCGGTGGATGGCGATAGTGCCGATTATCAGGTGTTGGCTGATAAATCATCACTGAATGTAAAGAAATTTTTATTGAAGCAATTACCGAAAGGAAGTAGCTGATATGACAATCACAAGATTAGCACAAAAATGTCAAGAATGTTCAAAAGTTAATTCATGCGGACATAAAAGAATGGAGATGTGTGCTTTGGCTGAATTACCACCTAAGATGTGCACAGATGCCGGGCGGACCGTTTCCGTAAGTGCATCAGCACCAATTTTACGAGAGAGAATTGAAAGTCCATTAAGCCCATTTACTTATCGGGATGAAATTGAAAAGGCACTGAATGAAGCACATTTTGGAGACAGATTTATGATGTTTGGAGCGTAGGACATGGCGAAAAAGATTTCATTTGGCTTATCCGTATCAGAAATCAACAGGGCAATTAAAGAATTGCAATCATACCAAAACAGCCTTGATTCCAAGTGTCAACAACTTTGCGAGCGTCTTTGCAACGAAGGCATTCAGATTGCACAGGCTCATATCGGCAGCAGCGGTTTCGGCAAGTACATTCGGCTGTCCTCGGAAATCTCACCGGAGAAAGCTGGATGCAAGGCAATATTCTTCATGGAAGATTCCCAGAAGATTATAAGCCAATGGCAGAATCAGGATGGTGAGCAAAGCAAAGAGATAAGTCCTGCATTGATGCTTGAATTTGGTGCTGGACTTCCTGCACAGAACCCTGTCGGCATACCTGGTGTTGGAACAGGGACCTATGGAACCCATGGAAAGGAGCCTGTATGGTGGTACATGGACTTGCAGGGAGACTGGCATTATTCAACTGGTGTTACACCAAAGATGCCTATGTACAATGCCGGTAAGGAACTAAGAGATAAGGTTGTCGCTATTGCAAAGGAGGTGTTTAAATAATGGCAGGATTTGAGTGGAATACATTTTATACACATTTGGAAAAGAAGATGAAAAAAGCATATCCCGAATGTAAAGTCGGGCGGTATATTACACCGAAACAGACGGATTTTCCATACTGTGATGTGGCATTAAGTGATATATCCGGTGGAAATTACGATTTGGAAGGTAACGAGGGAGCACAGACACCAATGATTACCGTATCGGCATATGATACTGGAAGTATTGCTGATAATACCTGTTATACGATTTGCAATAAAGTAAAAGAGATTATGCTTAAATATGGTTGGCAGTGTAAATACGGTCCATTACCGGTAGCAAATGCAGCTGACCCAAATGTAAGCCGCTGGGTTGTAAGATTTCAGCGCATCTATGCAAATGGGGATGAAATAGAAGAAGTAAAAACTGAATAAACCCCTCGGTTTCGATGGGTTTATATAAAATGAAACCAAGAGTCAGCAATGGCTCTTATTTTTTATGCACCGGACACCCACTCGAGAGGTGTTCGCTGACCGCTCAAAGTTATGCGGTAGAAAGGAAGAAGAAATGGCAGAAAAAGCAGTAAGTACAATTAATACCATTCTTGAAATCAGTGAGGATGGAAAAGCATGGGAAAAGTTATGCCCAATCAAAAACTATCCGAAATTAGGCGGAGCACCAAACCAGCTTGAAACAACTGACCTTGAGGATGAATCACAGACATTCATCAATGGTGTGCAGTCTATGGATTCCATGGAATTCAAAGCTAATTATCTGTTAGAAACATACAAAACAGTATTAGCAAAGTCAGGAATTCCACTGCATTATCGTCTCTCAATGGGAAAAGATGGAAAAGACGGTGTGGCAACCTGGGAAGGAGAACATGCTGTTTATGTTAATGAAGGTGAAGTAAACGGCGTTCGTGAGATGACAATCAATGTTTCTCCATCCACTAAGATTTCAATTGGTGATAAGACTGCATGAACAACAGAAGAGACGGAGAAATCCGTCTCTAAGCTGCCAGCAGAAAATGAAGAGGTTGTAACAGAACCGGAAGAGCCGGAAAACAAGGAGGAAGAAGAAAATGGCAACAACAGTAACAATTAATAACAAAAAATATGATGTTCCAAAGTTAGGATTCGGTCACATGGAAAGGCTGGAAAGCGAAGGATATGATGTCCTTGCAATGTTCAGAAAAAATCAGATTTTTGCACCAGCAAGTGCTTTTATCATGCTTTGTGCTAAATGTGACAGAGAAGAAGCTAACCGGTTAGCAGAACAGCACATTTATGGTGGCGGCAATATGAATGAAATTTATAAGGCATTTGTAAATGCAATCAATGAATCTGATTTTTTCAGAAAGGTTCTCGGTATGGACGAGAACAAGAAGAGTACGAAGAAATCTACGACTGCGGAGACGGAAGTACAGTAGTTGAATTAGCATCTACAGAAAAGTTTTTCACAAATGAAATTTATAATGTATGGCTTCCGGCAGCAATCAGATATGGAATTGACATGAGGACATTTCCTATGTTGAATCCAAGAATCATGAATGCATATCAGGAAGCCTTTACTGAAAAGAAAAAGCAGGAAGCACAGATTATTGATTTGTCTGCATATTACAATGGAATCTATTGCCTTAGAGCGATAGGTGCAGCATTTTCTAAGAGCTCAAAATATCCGTCACATCCATATAGCTTGATGGATAAAGAAGAACAGGAAGAAGCAGAACCATTAAGCGAAGCAGAACAGTTCAAATTGTGGGTACTTGCTTGGAATAAGAAATTTGAAGAAAAAGAAAATTAGGGAGCGGACGTGTCACAGCGTCCGTTCTTTTTATCTGGCTATCGAATGGGAGATAGTCACAAACCTTTAATAGTTATAAGGAAGTTGGTGAGCAGATGGGAGCAGCGGACATTGACCGTTTAGAGATAGAAGTTGAAGCACAGGCAAAAGGAGCAAATCAGCAGTTAGATGCGCTCATTAGCAAATTGGAAAAGGTATCTTCTGTACTTGGCGGCGCAAGTGGCAAAGGACTTAATTCATTTGCAAGTGGAATTTCTAAGATTTCCGGACATACTGCAGCTATTGAAAAGATGGCATCAAGTATGGAAAAGTTGAAAGATGGTCTTTCCTTTGATTCTCAGAAACTTACTAATATTGCATCCGGAATCAAAACACTATCTGATTCAGCAACCGGCTTTAAAGGTGGAAAATCAGCAGAAATTACATCCCTGGCAAGAGCATTAAGCAAATTCTCAGAGGTAGATACGAATTCTATGTATGGAGTTACCTCTGCATTACAGAATCTGTCTAATGGCTTGGCAGAAGCACAGAATATTAATGTTGCAGGAGTTACAAGCATTGCTGCAGCATTATCAAAACTAGGTGGAAAGAATGCCACTACCGGCACCGGAAATCTTATCAAGATTAAAGATGATTTGGCGAGCTTTGTTGCAGGAATGAACAATATCGGAGCCATGACATTTGATGTAACAGGACTGGCACAGCTTATACCAACACTATCTAAGTTGGGTGGCAAGGCATCTACACAGGCTACAAAGAATCTGCCTACATTATCTGCTCAGTTGCAGGGTTTTGTTCGGCAGATGAACCAGATTGGTGAATTAAAATTCAATATGTCCGGAATGAATGAAATAGCATCCGCTATTTCAAGGCTTGGCGGAGTGGCTGCTGGTAGAGCAATTACGAACCTTCCATTATTGGCGAAGAATCTCTCAGAATTAATGGAAACCCTGTCAAAGGCACCGGCTGTAAGTAACAATATTATTGAAATGACCAATGCTTTGGCTAAATTAGCTTCGCAGGGTTCTAAGGTAGGTTCCACATTAAGCACGATGGGTAATAAAAGTAGTAAATCAACCTCTATATTATCCGGATTGTTTTCCTCTGATGGAAAGGCTGGCAAAAGTTTAAAGAGCTTTTCACAGATTGCAGGTGCATTCTACGCTAATTTCTTTATGGTTATTCGAGGATTTAAAGGCCTTTGGAATACAGTGAATTCTTCAATGGATTTCCTTGAAACTGTAAACTACTTTGAAGTAGCCATGCATAAGCTTGGTGATGATGCTGCAGCAAATTGGCAACAGGCAGGATATGATTCTGCAGAAGCTTATGCATCGTCATTCTCTTCAAGAGCAAAGCAGCTTACAGCCAAGATGACCGGATTCGATATTGATACAGATGGTAATGCTACATATACCGGACAGAAGAATCTTGGAATGAATCCGGATACTGTAATGAATTACCAGGCAATGTTTGCACAGGTATCCGAATCTATTGGTGTGGCAGAAGAAAGTGCGCTTAATTTTTCGACTGCTCTTACAATGCTTGGCACTGACTGGGCATCCTTGAGAAACACTACATTTGAACAGGCATTTGAGAAATTCGCATCTGCTTTGGCGGGACAGTCCAGAGCAGTTCGTGCGTTTGGTATTGATATCACAAATGCTACTCTGCAGGAATATGCTTATAAATACGGTCTGACCGGTGCGATTAGTGAAATGAATCAGGCAACCAAGGCACAGTTACGATTACTGACTATATTAGACCAGTCGAAGGTTGCGTATGGTGACTTGGCAAACACAATGGAATCACCGGCTAACCAGTTGAGAATGTTAAAACAGAACTTTTCTAATCTGGCAAGAACAATCGGAAATCTGTTTTTGCCTATTATTGAGAAGGTTCTTCCGTATATTAATGGTCTTGTAATGGCAATGCAGCGACTTTTTGCATGGGTTGGTGGTCTGCTTGGAATCAATCTGAGTGGCATTAACTCATCCATCGGTGGTGCCAGCAATGGCATTGAGGATTTAGTCGGTGGAGCGGATGATGCAGAGGATGCCTTAAATGGTGCGAATGATGCGGCTAAAAAACTTAAGAACACTGTACTTGGCTTCGATGAATTAAATCAGCTTAATGACCCTAAATCCGGTTCAAGTAGTGGTTCCGGCTCCGGCGTTGGTGGCGGAAATCCATTATTAGATGCAGAAATATCCAAGGCACTTGAAGAGTACCAGAAAGCATGGGATGATGCCTTTGACCGGATGGAAAATAAAGCTCAGAAGATTGCAGATAAAATATATTATGCATTTTCACATGGCAATTTTGAGGGGATAGGTCGATTTATCGGCAGCAGCATTAGAGATGGTCTCAATAAAATTAATTGGGATTCTGTATATAGCGCATCTAAGAACTTTGGTACTAATTTTGCTAAATTCCTTAATGGTCTGATTTCGCCATCCTTATTCGGAACTGTAGGAAGAAGCATTGCTGGTGCTTTAAATAGTGCAATTTATAACGCATTGGCATTTGGAAATACATTCGATTTCAAGGATTTGGGGAAATCTATTGGAACCGGTTTGAACGAATTCTTCAGAACATATGATTTCGCTTCACTTGGACGTGCCATTAATGTATGGGCAAATGGAATACTGGATGCGATTATTGTAGCTATTGATACAACCAACTGGGAAATGATTGGACGGCAGATTGGAAAATTCCTTGAGAATTTGAATTTGCTTGAAATCGGAGCCAAGGTTGGTAAGGCACTTTGGAAAGCAATAAATGCAGGAATTAAGACTTTTGCAACGACATTTAGTGCGGCACCGATTGAGACAACCATTGTATCACTGGTCAGCCTAAATAAATTAACCAAGAATATGTTTGGAACAAATGTATTTTCTGGAATTGCAAATGCTGCAAAGAAATTCAATTCATTTTCAAAGGCAGTAGATTTGGCAGGTTCTGCATTAAAGGGAAACTGTTCTTCTATGATGAAATTGGAAAGTGAATATCCAAAAACAGCATCTTTGCTTACAAAGGTTAGTGCCGGATTTTCAAGGCTTAAAACCAGTGCTACTGGTGGTAACTTCTGGGGAAGTCTCAAAACGTCAATTGCTGGTGTAAGAAACAATCTTACAACCCTGCAAAAAGGAGCAATTGGTGTTGCGGCAGTATTTGGGGAAATTACAGTTTTTAAGGAATCTTTCCGAGATATTGCTCTGCAGACTGATAACATGGCGGAATCCATTGGAAAAGTAACTGTGGCAGCAGGATTGGCAGCAGGTGCTTTATATTTAGCGTTTGATACTCCTGGAATTATTATTGCTGCTATAGCGGGTCTGGTTGGCGCAATAGCCGGAGTAAAAGATGCAATGGATGAAATTATAGATGAAAAGGTCGGAGATGCTATTTACGATGCTTTTTCCAATCCGGGTGGCGTACCTATAGATACAGTTGTAAGTAATTTTACAGATTCTATTGAAGAAGCTGGTAAAGGATTTTCAACTATATCTGAAAAATCCAACGAAATGGATAATGTGCAGAAAAATATTCAAGATACTTGGATTGAGATAACACGAATCGAAACTGCAATGGATAATGGCGTACTGTCAGTGGAAGAAGGAAAAGAGAAATTAGCAGAGCTTTTCGGAGAACTGGCAACATTGACAGAACAGAAATTTGCCACAATGGAGCAGACAGTAATTGCAGCGTATGGTGAAGGTGGTGCATTACATGATGCCTTAGAAAATATAGGCGCGGATACAGATGCTGCTATTGATGCAATGATAACTTATGGATTCACAAATACAGAGCGTGCAAAAGAAATTGTGCAGGAAATGAATCAAGTAGAAGTAGGCTCTGATAAATGGAAAGAACTTTCTTCTGAACTGTATTCTTTAAGTTCTGATTTGGATGGATTCTCAAAGGCAGCGAGTGATTATTCTGTAGATATTAATAATATTGTAAAAGGAATAGATTACGATAAGTTATTCCCAGATGGTAAAGAAGTAGATATGGATGTACTTAATGGCTATCTGGATGATATGAAAACTGCTGTTGACAATTATGATTCCAATTTGGAAGAAGCACAGAAAGACATTTCGGCATATTGGACGGAACTGTTAAATAGTCCAAATGCAACACCGGAACAGAAAGAAGTTGCTCAGAAAGCATTGGATGATTTGCCGAATGCAATTCAGAATATGAAGGATAAATCCCGTGAGCAGATGACCCAGGTAACAGATCTGTTTCAAACAGATTTCATAGATAAAATAAATGGTGTTATAACAAAAGCTCAGGAAGACTGGGAGGGTATGAAATTTTGGGAAAAATGGGCGGCTGGAAATGATGAAGATGCGTACATTAGAAAAGCTGTTGAAAAACAGATTGGTAATATCGATGAATTATCTGATGCAATTGAAGAGCGGATGGATGAGCTTGGAGTAGACGGTGCTGGGTGGAGCAAAGATGTTGGAGAAGATTTATTAAACAATCTGTTTGATTGGGAAGCAATGACAACTTCAGATCTTACTTATTCATTGAAAGATAATTATGAAGAAATTGTCAATAATGCTTTAGAAAGTGCAAAACCTAGCGTAACTGATACTGCAAAAAATGTTGCATCAGCAACAGTAGACGAGTTTAATAATGGTGTTGAAGAATCAAAAGGAGCATCACTTGAAACACTTGATAATTGGATGGGAGATGCAGGAAATGTTCTAACAGATAGTAGCGTTACGGATGATGCATCAAACAGCGCGAGAAATACGGTTGAAACATTTAATGCTGGAATCAGTAACAATACCGGAACAACTGTTGATACTTTAACCAGTTTTAGAACTACTATTACAGATAATATTGCACCAGCAAGTGGTGATATAGAAAATATAGGAAAAAATATTGTTGATGGCATTAGTAATGGTATGAATCTTAGATTGAAATCTCTTGGAGAGACTACTTCAAAGATTGCCAATACAATAGTGGAAACAACAAGAAGTAAATTGGATATACATAGTCCATCAAAGGTAATGAAAGCACTTGGTAATTATACGACTGAGGGATATTTAATTGGATTGAATAACAAAGTTGGTGATGTGAAAAGTGCTTTATCCAATATGGTAGAACCGGTTACAATGGAGCCGGTATCTGCCAGAAAATTTGTTGCCAGGGAGAAAGTTGCTATGGCGAGCATTACCGCACCAAGAAATACGGTAAGTACAGACGCTATAATGCAAGGATTTATGGAAGAAATGAAACCGGCTATTACCGAAGCGGTTTTTGAAGCAATGATGGCTAATTCCAACAGTAGCACTGGTGAAAAGAATGCCCCTACTGTTGAGGTCACACTGAAAGCAGATAATGAAACACTTTATAAGATGGTGAAAAAGGGCAAAGAGAGTTACAATCGAAGATACCATATTGTAGAAGATATGGGGTGAAATACTATAGTTGAAAAAGCTCTCATAGTGTGATATGATTTTTTTATCACATTATGGGAGGAGCAAATATGAAAAAAAGAACAAAAGAAAATATTTTAATGTTTTTATGGGCTATAGTTTCCATAGCACTATTATGTCAATGCCGTTTTATTGGTATTGAAGTATGCAAGGTTGTTGAGTATAACTATCCATATGAAAGGCTTTATACATCGATGTTTTTAGTGCTGGGTGTATTAATTATCTTTGAAATTGTTTTTGCAAACATTTCGATAGATATACTTAGAAGAAGAGCGAGAGAAGAGACCAAGAATATAGAGTGACGAGAGAGTAACGCAAGAGGCATCCTAACGGGTGCCTTTTGTATTGACATTTTCAATAAAACAAATTATTATAATAAAAAAATAAATATCAGCTTGAATTAGTGAGGTCTGGAGATAAAGTGCAAAACCAGAAAAGTACGGTTATATGCCGTCCTTAAAGTTGTTAAGTCCGTAGCGGGTAACACAACTTTAGGGGCGGTTTTTGTTTACCTAAAATCATCAAGGAGGAATGGTGTATGTTAGTAGAAATTATGAAAGTGAAGAATGAAGAAGTAACAGTAGTAACAAGCCTTGATATTGCCGAGACATTTGGAAAGAGACATGATAATGTTTTAAAAGATATTAGAGGGTTGGAATGTAGCGAAAAATTTCGACTCCTAAATTTTGAGGAGTCAGAATATTATAATCAGCAGAACCATAAACAGCCAATGTATTACATCACAAGAGATGGATTTACACTTTTAGTAATGGGTTATACCGGCGAAAAGGCTATGAAGTTTAAGGAAGCCTATATAAAACAGTTTAATGCAATGGAAAAGGCATTGATTGGAAAAATTAAAGAGCGTGAAAAAGGAATTGCAGTTAGACAGGCTTTGACAAAGGCAATTCAGCAGTCAGGGGAAAATGATAGAATGCATGGACATGCATATTCAACATATACAGACTTGATTTATAAGGCTGTTTTAGGAAAAACTGCGAAGCAGCTAAGGGATGATTATGGAGTTGGAAAGCAGAATAATTTAAGAGATTTACTTTCAGCAGAGGAACTTGCCAAAGTTAAATCTGTGGAAATGGTTGTAAGCGGTCTTGTAGATTGTGGTTGGGGATATAATGAAATCAAAGCATTTATTACCAATACAGAAAGAAAATTAATTGCAGCATAAAAATTAAGCACTTACCTTTAGTTGGTGAGTGCTTTTCACATATATAGAATTTACCGGCTATTGTTTGAAATAGTCGTAAACCTAAAAGAATTGTAGGTAGGTGGACAATATATGGCAATGATATGGGTAAATGGTGTGGTTATTAAAACGCCAACATCTTTTAGCTGGGGACTGCAGGATATATCAGATTCAGATTCTGGAAGAACACAGGATACCATAATGCATAAGAATAGAGTTGGGCAAAAACGTAAGATTTCGCTAACTTGGGATAATGCAACGAAAGAGGAAACGGCTGCTATATTACAGGCATTTAATCCGGAATATGTAGATGTAACTTATCCGGATGCAATGAGTGGCAAAGATGAGACTAGAACATTTTATGTGGGTGATAGAACTGCACCTATGAAAATGTGGACGATTAATAAGAAAATTTATTCTCAAATCAGTTTTAATATAATTGAGAGATAGAAAGGCAGGGGTACGATGTTAGATTTATCAACTGAATTTAAGCAGGAAATGTATAATGACAACCGGAACTTTCTGCCTTTTTTGGATATAACGCTTGTTAGTGGAAAAGTATTGCATATTACAAAGGAAAAGGTATGGGAAAATACCTTTAAGATTGAAGATGCTACATCCAGTCAGAATAAATTTACTATTGGTGCAGCAGTCACCGGAAAGCTGAAAGTTACGCTAAATAATATTTATGATGATTTTAGTGATTATGATTTTGCTGATGCAACAGTAATTGCTTATGTTGGGTTACAGCTATCAAACACCATTGAAAAAATCCGGGTCGGTACATACATAGTGGATGAGCCAAGCTATGATGGTTCTACGATAAGCCTGACTTTTCTTGATAATATGGTTAAATTTGATAAACCATATAGCAAAAGTACCTTACAATACCCGGCAACATTAGGTCAAATTCTTGCAGATGCTTGTAATTGTTGTGGTGTCTCACTACAGTCTGCAAATTTTCCAAACAAGGGATATGTGGTTAAAAATCGTCCTAAGGATGATGCATTAACGTTTGGAGATATAGTAGCCATGGTAGCACAAATCGCTTGCTGTTGGACGAAAATGGATGTCTATGGAAGATTGAAACTTGGTTGGTACAATATGTCTGTTTTTGAAAATGAGCACAGGTTAGACGGTGGAACCTTTAGCACAACGACAAAGCCGTATTCTGATGGTGACAATGCGGATGGTGGTAATTTCAAGGATTATTCCAGTGGAGATAACATTGATGGCGGTACATTTACCGACCAGAAGACATATCATCATATATTTTCTACAAAGTCTTTTGATGTGTGCACAGATGATGTAGTAATTACCGGTGTAAAGGTAACAGAAGAATTCGATGAAACAGACACGCAGAAGAAAGCAACGTATCTTGCCGGTAAAGAAGGATATGTAATTGAAATATCCAGCAATGATTTGATTCAAGAGGGAACAGCTAAGACAGTAGCAACATATTTATACAAGCGTATTGGTGGAATGAGATTCAGACCGTTGACAGTATCAACACTTGGCAATCCTGCTGTTGAAGCAGGGGATGTGGCTTATGTAACTGATAGAAAGCAGAATACTTATCAGGCATTTATATCCACTCGGACATTTACTCTTGGTGGTAGCTTAAATATATCCTGTGATTCTGAAACACCGGCGCGAAATAAAACAACACAATTTACGCAGTTCACCAAGGCAATTGTAAAAGCCAGAAATGAGAGTAAAAAGCAGTTATCTTCTTACGATTTAGCAGTGCAGCAGCTTACCAATCTGATGACACAGTCATTTGGTGTATTCAAATCAGAGGAAATATTAGAAGATGGCAGCATTGTTTACTATATGCACAACAAGCCGGAGCGTGCAACCAGTTCTACTATCTGGAAAATGACAGTAGATGCTTTGGCAGTATCCACAGACGGCGGTAAGACATGGAATGCCGGATTTGATTCTCAAGGTAATGCAGTTGTGAATGTTCTGAATGCTATCGGGATTAATGCGGATTGGATAAATGCCGGAGAAATAACTGGTGTAAGTATAAATATTGGTAATGGTGTATTTGTTGTAGATAAAGAAGGGGCCGTTACAATTAAATCTGGGAATTTCAACATTGGTGGAGGAGTATTTAGTGTAGATTCTAGTGGAAATTTATTTTCAAAATCAGCATCTATATCCGGTGGAGATATTACTTTGAGCTCAGATATACAGTATGATTCAAAAATTAATTTACTACGAACATATAATGGAAAAGCGTATGGAAATGTAAATATTGCGGCTGATTTAATTAAGATGGCGAGTGGAGCGGGAATTTATATAAATATTACGCCTGGCGGTTCTCAATTTGATTCGCTTTATATTGGCAAGTCAGATACTCCGGTAATGCACAACTATTCATTATTGGTGGATGGAGATGCAAGTATAAAAACAGATTTGATAGTATCAGGCACAAAATCCAGAGTGGTTAATACAGAAAATTATAAAGACCGGCTGCTATATTGTTATGAAACACCATCTCCTATGTTTGGTGATATAGGAGAGGGAACCATAGATGAAACCGGTAAATGCTATGTTTATATTGACGATGTATTTGCAGAAACAATAGATACAGAAGTTCAGTATCAGGTGTTTTTGCAGAAATACGGTGATGGAAGTATTCATGTAAGTGAAAGAACACCGTCATATTTTGTTATAAGTGGAACTCCAAATATGAAGTTTGGATGGGAATTAAAGGCTATTCAAAGGGAGTATGACACTATGCGTTTGGAAGAGTCCTCGGTATTGCCTGATGATGCAGATAACGAGGATAGTGCAGCAGAAACCTATAATTATTTAACATCATTGTTATATGATGTGGAAAGTGAGGAAGTATCATGAAAAATATTAAAGGATTTGCAGTAGCATCGGATGGAAACATGAAAAGAATTGCCATTACATTTGATGAAATCAGTGATACCGGCAAGGTAATTAATTCCAATGTTAAAATGAATCGAATTATCACAGATGAAAACGTGCTTGCTGCAGTTTCAACACTTGAGCAGTATGGTCAGATTGTTATTGATGAATAGAGGTGATTCAATATGGCAATTCAGATGCGAAAAGGGTTAAAGGCAGATTTCGACCCGACAAAGATGTTGCCGGGAGAATGGGCGGTATCTATCGACAGTGATACAAGTAATCAGATTGTATGGATGTGCTTTGCAGCCGGTGTCGTAAAAAGAATGGGAACATATGAAGATTTCAAAGATATGATTCGAGATGCAACCAAAGACATCCGGGATGAATATGTTACTGAATTCAACTCAATTCTTGAGCGGATAGATAAATTAGCTGACACAACACAGAAGAATAGAGATACCGTAGTTAAGATACATGATGATATAGTAAACACCTATTTACCGCAGATTATAGAGAGTGCGAATATTGCAAGTTCATCCGCAACAACTGCGGTAACCAATGCTACATTATCAAAAAGTTATGCTGTTGGTGGAACAGGCACAAGAACCGGTGAAGATACTGATAACAGTAAATATTATAGTGAGCAGTCACAGGCGAGTAGCCAGACAGCACAATCCTATGCTGAACAGGCAGAAGCTGCAGGAGATGAAGCGGTGAATAAGATAAATGAAGCCTTATCACAGAATGTTCCACAATTTACGATTGATTTTACAACCGGGCACCTCAAATATGAGGGTGGTCGGTTCAATTTTGCAGTACAGAACACAACAGGACACTTATTATGGGAGGTGGCAGTCTAAATGAATGATGCGGGAAAGATAGCGTTTACTCCAAAAGGGGATTACAGCAGTGCGGTTACATATGAATATCTCGATACTGTTGTATATAACGGAAATGCCTATGCTGCACTTAAGACAACAACCGGTAATGCACCGGAAGAAGGCAGTGAGTATTGGAGATTGCTTGCAAGAGGTGGCACATCTGTTCCAGTAGCGACAGAAGGCACCGAAGGAGTGGTAAAAGCCAGTGACGATATTGGAGTAGATTCAGATGCTAAAATGATTCTTAGAACAGATTTTACAGAACAGAAAAATCTAGTTGAAATTGAAAGTGGGGAATCCAGAAAAGTATTCTTTGGAAAAATTGTAAAAGCTGTGAGTGAACTAATAAGCCACATTAATGTAAAAGCATCAACAAGTGCAACAGGTCATGTTAAATTAAGTGATTCATCCGCAGTCACAGACAGTACCGGATTGGCATTGCCGGCAACGGAAAAGAATGCATCCATATCTGGCACAATGGCTAATCAGATTAGTGAATTAAACACAAATTTAAGTAAGGCGATTACCACATCGAATATTGGCAGTCAATCTGTTAATTATGCCAATAGCGCAGGTACTGCTAATTCAGCCAAGTATGCAACATATGCTACTGCTAAATACAATGGTAATCCCAGTCCATTATGCGTTTCACTGTCCGTATCGCAAGTGCAATTTGTTTGGAATACATCCGTAATGCGAGTAGATGTTTACGTCGATAAAACATATATTGGTCACATAGTGACTGATTAAAGATATTAAAATGAGATATCTTAAATATAATAAATGACATAATACGCTACACCCACATCGTTTTTGAAAAACATTACAACGCAGATATATTGTTATATCGACAAAAATAATGTAGAAAATGCATATAGAAAATATGCGAATTGATTAAAGAAGGGAGCGATATATATGAAAGAGTATATCACTGTATCTGGCAAGGAATATCCTTGCCTTGATGTAATTACTACGACAGATAGCATTTCTGCTTTGATGGAGAATCAGAAGATTGAGGATGTTATTAAGACGTTCAAACCGGCTACTTCATTAACGGTAGCAGGAGAAAGCAAAGAAATTTACGGAGCCTACGAAGATTTATCTTTTAAATCAGCTACTGTAAATGAGAATGGAACCATTTTAGTTACAATGGCAATTGCTTCTGATACCGATAAACGGCTTGCAGAATTGGAAAAGACACAGATTGAACAGGATGAAGCAATCGCAGAAATAATTGGGGGTGATTTAGATGCTGAGTAGACCAGTAAAGAACATTATGGTTCGTGTGATTAAAAGAAGAATTGCAGAGGGGGAAAATTTAGACAGCATTCTTGAAAGCTATCCGAAATTATCAGATGAGGACAAAGAGGAATTGCGTAAAGAATTCAATTAAATGGGGGGCGAGATATGGACATGGATGCAATCGAAATTGAACACAGAATTACAGAAGTTGAGCAACGGGCTAAGTCAAATACGCATCGTATAGACAAACTGGAACCTATTGTTGAAGAAATACATACAATGTCAAAGACAATGGTACAGCTCGTGGAAGAAGTAAAACATACGAATGAAAATGTGTGTGCCTTGGATGAAAAGGTGGACCGTATGGATAGCCGGGTGGACGAGATGGAGCGTGCACCTACAGAGGATATAAAGAAATATAAGAATACAGCAGTAACAGCAATAATCAGCACGGTTGCCGGAGCACTGGCATCTGGGTTGATTTTTTTAATTGCACAAAATTTATGATTTGGAGGATTTAAATATGACGGATTTAGGATTTTTAACAGAATTTATGGTGCCTGTGATTGTAGGAATTTGCTTGTGTGTAGGATATATCGTAAAGAAGTGGATTAATGATGTAGATAATAAATATATCCCTACCATTTGTGCTGCTCTTGGCGTTATTCTGGCAATCTGGCTTAACGGATGGACAGTTACAGCACCGATATTATTAAGTGGCTTATTTAGTGGATTGGCAAGCACAGGACTGCATCAGTTATTTAAGCAGTTGTTAGAGAAAGGCGGTAATAAAGATGGCAAATAGAAAAATTGGACAGGAAGGACTTAATTTAATTAAGCAGTTTGAGGGATGTCGGCTTACTGCCTATCAGTGTGCTGCCGGAGTATGGACGATTGGCTATGGTCATACTTCCGGAGTAAAAAAAGGTATGACCATCACACAGGCACAGGCAGACGCGTACTTAAAACAGGACTGTGAAAAGTTTGAAAAATATGTCAATAGTGCAGCGTATGTTCCTATTACAGAAAGCCTTAATCGGAATCAGTTTGATGCACTGGTTAGCTTTGCTTTTAATCTTGGACATGGCAATCTTAAGAAATTGTGCGCTGGACGAACTGCATCCCAGATTGCCACATCCATGCTGCAGTATTGCAAGGCAAATGGAAAAGTTCTGGCAGGTCTTAGAAGACGTAGAGTAGCGGAGCAGGCACTGTTTAATAAAACAGTTGCAATGGCACCGGTAACAAGTATATCAAAAGCGGAAAGTGAGGATTACAATATGAAAGTAATTAAAAAAGGCAGTAAAGGTAATGCAGTAAAGGTATGGCAGATTATTGTTGGAGCAAATCCAGACGGAAGATTTGGCAGCGGAACAGAAAGTAAGACAATTGCTTGGCAGAAGAATCACGGACTGACCCCGGATGGCATTGTAGGAAAGAATACTTGGAAAGCGGGATTGGAATCATTATAGAAATATGATAGAGCCGGTAGAGAGTGTTATTATATGATGCTCTTTGCCGGCTTTTTTCTTTGGAAGAAAATGACTTCATATTTGCCTCTTTACAAAACGTATGTTCGAATATATAATAAAGGAACAAGAGAGAAAAGGGAAGTGAAATACATTGAAGAGTATTCTTAGAGCTAGTATCCCAGTGCAAATGATTTCGTGCACTGATACGGATGGAAAGATAACGCCAATGCGGTTCCGGTTTAAGGACATAGATGGCAGTATAGTATCTGTCACGATAGATAAAATTTTAAAAAGAGAAAATTTGACAAGGCTTATTGGAATTAAGTACCAATGTACAGCTATTATATATGGTATGGAGAAAGGCTTTACGCTTCAATACAATTATTCCATGCATGAGTGGAAAATGATTGAAATAAGTCAGCAGGAAGTCTAATATTATTTTTTTCAAATTCATACATACTACTTACATATACACAAATGGTGGAGGTAGTAGTATGGCAAAAATGAAATTGTGGAATATTCGAAGTGAACGAAATATTACCATTAGAGAACTGGCAAATTTATCTGGAATTAGTAAATCTGAAATCAACAATATTGAAAATGAAAGATATTCGCCAAGGCTCTCTCAGCTTGAAAAACTTGCTGCAGCATTGGACATGGGAATCGTGGATTTATTCGATTCGGAGTATAAATATGCGCCTAAATAAAGAGTCTTGTCCACAACCGTGGACAAATTCACAAAAGTAAAGACAAATAATGGAAAATATAATATAATGCTCATATGTAGTAACAGGGGAGAAAGCGGAAAAATTATTTAGCTTAATAGCTTTTTCTTTAAAAAAAATAAAAAATTGGTCGAAATAGGGGAGAAAAAACTTTTTTTATTTTATACAATGATTACGTCACCGATGAAATCGCAAATATACAGCAGGAGAGGGAGATTTTTATGAATTCTAAAGAGAATATTGTGAAAGAAGAAAACACGTATATGTCAAACCAGGAATATCGAGAAGAACTACGAAAAATATTTGATGGTATTAATGAAAATTACAAACTGCGTTGGTTCTATTCGTTTGTAAGAGAAAAATTAAGGAGTAGCAACTAAGGCTACTCCTGGTCTTTGGCATTATGCTCGGATAATGCTTTCGCTTGGACTTCAAGCATATTTAACATTCCTGGGTTTAATTTTTCCGCATAAGCAAGTAGACGCATCAGTTGTGGATTTTTGCTTATTCTCGCTAATAGATATTCATTCCCAGCGAGAAAGTTTCTGTCTATTCCATATTTATCAATAAGTGCATCTATTAATTCTTGAGAAATACAATCATCTTCATGTAAGGCACTCACTTCTGTTTTGCAAAACTCTTTATAGTCTAAATTATCTATAATGTAATCGTTGCGATTAATTTCTATTGAAAAAGAAGATTGCAAATATTTTTCAAATGCAGTCATTTTCTGTTCTAAATTATTCCGATAACTTCTAAATTCAAAGATACTATCAGTACGCTCTTTATCAGCAATAGAATACGGTTTAAAGAAAGGGTATTTTTCTTTTATCTTTAAAAATCGCTTATGGAATAACTCATGTTCTTTTCTTGATTGTGCTGAAAGAGGATCATCTCCAAATCCGCATACAGGACATACCGAAAAAATAGTATTTCCCAACAAATAGTCTGTTGTCACATTTAGAAACTCTGCAATTTTCACTAATCTATCTGATGGAAATTTTCCCTCTTTTAATTTCCTTATATATCCATTCCCGAACCCGCATGAGGTTTCTAATTTCGAGATAGGTATTTTCTTTTCTTTGCACAATTTCTTTACCAATTCAACGCTATCCATAATTACCTCCAAAAATAATTTTAGAAAAAAGTCTAAAAAATGCTTGACAAAATAGAGATAACTCAATATACTTTATTTAGACTTAATTCTAAATAAAAAAGAGATACCTCTAAATATCAACTCTGGACAAGTATATTTTAGAGTATTCTCTAAATAATGTCAAGGAGAAAAGTCTAAATTTAGAGAAATGGAGGTCTAAAAATGCTAGAAAAAGTAAAAAAAATAGCAAAAGAAAAAGGTTTAAGTATAGCTGCGTTGGAAAACAAAGCTGAAATTGGAAACGGAACAATTAGTCGCTGGGACAAAAGTAAGCCGAATCTTAAATCTTTAGAAAAGATTGCGACAGTATTGGATGTCCCGATTGCAGAATTGTTGGACAATGATGAACAAATGGAGGATGAATGATGAATGAATTGGAAACAAGCAAAATGCAAACACCAATCGAGATTGCTCTTGGCATTGATGAAAATGGAATGACTACGGCGAGAAAGCTGTATGAGTTCTTGGAATTAGACAGTCGCAATTATTCGAGATGGTGCAAAAGTAACATCGTAGAAAATGAATTTGCGGAGGAAAACGTTGATTATTGGGCGTTCGTCATTGATGAAGAACGGAATTTCAATCCTAACCCTACAACAGATTATAAACTCACAGCCCATTTCGCAAAGAAACTTTCTATGAAAGGGAACGGAGCGAAAGCGGAAGAAGCACGCAATTATTTCACAACTCTGGAAGAACGTGTGAAACAAAAGGTAATCGACCTCAACCAGTTATCGCCAGAATTGCAGATGTTTCAGAAAATTTTCAATTCTGTAGCGGAACAGCAGTTAGAACAGAAACGGCAGGCAGAGCAGTTGAATCATGTGGAACAGAGAGTTGAGAGCATCCGGGAAGTGGTTGCACTTGATACGACATCATGGCGTGATGATACTGGAAACATTTTAAGAAAAATCAGCATGGAGCTTGGTGGCGGACAGGCGTATAGCCAAGTGAGAGCAGAAAGCTACGAACTGCTGTCAAAGCGGATGGGCGTAAACCTGAAACAACGACTGACCAATAAGCGCAGAAGAATGGCTGACGAAGGTATCTGTAAATCAACCAGAGATAAATTATCCTATGTGGATATTATTGCAGAGGATAAAAAGTTGGTCGAAGGTTATATGGCTATTGTGAAAGAAATGGCAATTAAATATGGAGTAGGAAAGGAATGATAAGATGTACCAAAAATTTGAGCAGCTTGTAAAGGCAAGAGGAATTACTGCATATCGGGTTGCGAAAGATATTGGTCTTGCCCCAACAGTGTTTTCTGATTGGAAGTCTGGTAAGAGCAGCCCTAAAGTAGATAAGCTGAAAAAAATTGCAGATTACTTCGGAGTTACTATTGAGTATTTCTTGGAGTAAGAAAGGAGAAGAATGAACGAATTACAGATTTTTAACAATGACGAGTTTGGAGAAATCCGAACGGCAGTAGTAAACAATGAACCGATGTTTTGCCTTATTGATATTTGCAAAGCGTTGGAACTGTCTAACAGTCGCATTGTTGCTGACAGATTAGATGAAGATGAACGGCGTAAGTTAGACTTACCCCGTCAAGGAGAGACTTGGTTTGTTACCGAATCCGGTTTATATGCGGTTATTCTTCGGAGCGACAAGCCGAACGCAAAGAAGTTTCGAAAATGGGTTACATCAGAAGTGCTTCCATCAATTCGTAAGACCGGAAGCTACACCAAGCCTATGACCACAGCAGAAAAGATTCAGTTACTTGCACAGGGCAATGAAGAATTGAATGAGCGTGTTGATAAGGTTGAGGATAAAGTTGACCGGCTTGAAAATGATGCACCGTTATATGGTTGTGAGATTGATGAAATCCAGAAACACGTTAGACGAAAAGGTGTTGACATTCTTGGAGGAAAGCAAAGCGAAGCGTATAAAGATAGAAGCATCAGAAGTTCGGTGTATTCAGATATTTACAGTCAGCTTAAGCGTGAATACGGATGCGTAGCTTCATATAAGAGTATTAAGCGTAAGTACATAGCAGATGCACATGAATTTATTGATTGCTATATTGCACCGGTGTTCCTGCAGGAACAGATTTCATGTGCGAATGTGCACATAGGCTTTTAGGAGGCGAAAGCAAATGAAAATCAAGAGAATTACTTATGTAATCGAATCAGTAGGAATGGCAATTCTTTTCACAAGCATGAGTTGCGATATTGCTGAAAAACCGATAGTAGCCATTCCATTTATTTTTGGATTATTAATTTTAGCATTAGGTGCAGTGCTGGAAAGGAGTTTTAAAGATGCAGAGAAAATCATTGAGAAAGATAGTCGCACTTATCGTTGCAGTAGTGATAATGACATTGTCTGGCTCGACTTTGAAGATAGAAGCGGAACCGGCAGACACATGGATATGTAATGAGTTTCTTCCTTATATTAATGTAATTTCAAATCAGTATCATCTTTGCCCGGAAATGGTAATAGCAATCATTGAACATGAAAGTAGTGGACAGGCTAATGTATCAAACGGTAATTGCAAAGGTTTGATGCAGATTTATGAGAAGTATCACATGGACCGTATGAAGAAACTTGGTGTGACAGATTTATATGATCCATACAGCAATATGCTTGTGGGGTGTGATTATCTGGCAGAGTTATTTAGAAAATATGAGGATATGGGAACGGTTCTTATGATATACAATGGCACTCAAAATGCGGTAAGCCGTGGAGATGCTGCAGATTATACAACATATGCATTGGGGATAATGGAAAGGACGTATGAACTTGAAGAAATACACGGGAAACACAAAATCGGTCAAACGTCAGTTGGCTAATGAATATATCAAAGAAATATGCAAAAAGAGAAAAGGAATCCCACAACCGACCAAAGCAGAGGATTCCCAATCAAAGCAATAGCATAAGCTATTTGCGCCTATTTTAACATACTTAAAGGAGAATTTCAAACATGGACAAACTTTTAGAGAATAATAATGTAGAACTTGTAGGCGAAATTGTGTCTGATTTCAGATTTAGCCATGAGGTATATGGCGAAAGATTTTACCTTGTGGATGTAGCGGTAAAACGGATGAGCGAAACAATTGATTACTTACCACTTTTGATTTCGGAATATTTGATTGATGTAAATACAAATCATATTGGTGAAATCATTCATGTAACCGGACAGTTCCGTTCTTATAACAGACATGAGGAACTTAAGAACCGGCTGGTTCTCTCTGTATTCGTCTTGGAGATTGAGTTTATTGAAGAAGAGACAGAGGAGATGAAGAGCAATCAGATTATTCTGGATGGCTACATCTGTAAGGACCCGATTTATCGTAAGACTCCTCTTGGAAGAGAGATTGCAGACTTGCTGGTGGCAGTAAACCGTTCCTATAGCAAATCTGATTACATTCCTTGTATCTGCTGGAGTAGAAATGCACGTCATGCATCTGGACTTCCGCTTGGAACACATTTAAAAATTACTGGACGCATCCAGAGTCGGGATTATATCAAGCATCATTCGAATGGTGAGGAAGAAGAAAGAAGAGCATATGAGATTTCAGCATCAAGAATTGAGGTGATTTCTGATGAGAAATAGAGCAATTAATGCATTGATTGAGATGGGAATGTCGGCTAGCTTGAAAGGATTTTATTATATTGCAGACGTCATGGAATTATATCATGAAAGAAAAAACGATTATATGAATATGACCGCAACATACAATCAGATAGCCGAAAAATATGGTATTACTTGGCATTGTGTTGAAAAATCAATTCGTAATGCTTTTAACACATTAATAAAAAGAGGAAATAGAACGGCAGTAGAAAAGTATTTATCATATGACAACACCACAAACAAAAATTTATTACGCTTATTTCATTTAAGACTGGAACAGGAAGTGGAGGAATAAAATTATGCGAATCATTTTAAAATCATTACACATGGAGAATTTTAAAGGAATTAAAAGTCTTGAAGTGAATTTTTCAAATAAAACAAGTATTAAGGGGCAGAATGCAGCCGGAAAGACCACAATCTTCGATGCATTCACATGGCTTCTGTTTAATAAGAACAGTGCCAGAGAGGAAAAGTTCAATATTCGACCGCTGGATAAAGACGGAAATCGCATTGATAACGTAGAAATCAAGGTTGTAGGTGTATTGGACGTGGAAGGCAAGGAAGTAATGCTTTCTAAGGTGCAGAATCAGAACTGGGTTAAGAAGCGTGGAACCAACACCGTGACTTTGCAGGGAAACCCAAATTCATATGAGATTGATGGTTATCCGAAAAGTGAAGCTGATTTCAATGCATATGTTTCCGAACTGGCACAGAGCGAAGATATGTTCAGGTTACTGACCAATCCACAGTATTTCTCTTCTTTGAGATGGAAGGAGCAGAGAGATATTTTAATGAAACTTACAACAGAGGTCTCAGATGTGGAGTTGGCAAAAGAAATGTTCGATGAAAATGCTTATGCTGAAAGTTTGATTGAAGAACTTGAGAAAGCACCGTCAACGGATGATATTCGTGCCAAGTTTTCCAAGGCTTTGAGCGAGTGGAAGAAGAAGCAGGCTGAAATTCCAGTTCGTATTGATGAAGCCGAAAAATCCAAGGTTGATGTGGATACCGCAGAGCAGGAGTTATTAAAGACTGATTTGGAGCGGCAGATTAAAGAAATTGAGTTACAGATGAAATCTTCATCCAAGGTGATTGATGATTTAGAGCAGCAGAAATTCGAATTGCAATTTGAAGTTAATGATTGCAAACGAAAGGCAAATGAATCACTTATCAAAGAGCGGCGGTCGTTGGATGACAGAAAGGATGAAGCAACAATAAAATTCAATGATTTACATAAACAGATTACAAAACTGGAAAGTGAAATTGTTGAAAAGAAAAAGAGAATTCATGCATTAGAAAGCGAAAAAGCTGAACTTGGAAAGCAGTATATGAGTGAAAAGGAAAAGGCTTTTGATGAAACACCGTACCTGTTTGATGAATTCAAGTGGAAATTCGATGAATCAACTACAGTCTGCTCATTATGTGGTCAGAGATTGCCAGAAGATAAAATTGAGCAGTTAAAGACTGATTTTGAAGAGAAAAAAGCAAAAGCAAAAGAAGATGCTGCAGAACGCTTAAAAACAATAAGAGAATCATTTAACAATCAAAAGGTTGCAGAATTGAACCGGATTGCTTCTCTTGGTACTGATAAGAAATCAGAAATTGAAATAATGAAATCTGATATTGAAGATGCTGAAAAGAAACTTCCAGAACTTCGTGAGCAGGAAACGGAACAGATGAAAATTAAAAATGAATGTATAAAAAAACTATCAGAGTTGCCGGAAGAAGCTGATTTGAGCACCAATGATGACTACAAAGTATTGATGAAGAAAGATACTGATTTGCAGTCACAGATTGATTCTGCGAGAGCAAACAGCATTGATACATCGGAATTAGGATCGAAAAAATTAGAATTGGAAGCTGCATTAGAAGATGCAAAAACAATCATTGCACAGGCTGCTAAGAATGTTGAAATTGATGAGCGCATTGCACAGCTGCAGGCAGAGCAGAAAGAAATCGGGCAGAAAGTTGCCGACCAGGAACAGATGCTTTACTTGTTGGAAGAGTTCATTCGTTTCAAGCTGAATAAGGTTTCTGAATCTATCAACAGTCATTTCAAAACAGTAAACTTCAAACTCTTTGAAATGCAATTAAATGGCGGACTTAAAGATTGCTGTGAGTGTACCGTGAATGGCGTACCGTATTCAACTTTGAACAGTGGTCATAGAATCGTAGCCGGACTTGATATTATCCGTTCTCTTAGTGAGATGTATGGTGTTAGTTGTCCGATTTTCGTAGACAATGCAGAATCGCTGAATGAGTTTAATGTGCCGGATATGGATGCACAGTTAATTCTTCTGAGTGTTTCAGAGGACAAGCAGTTGAAAGTGGAGGAAATGTAGAATGAGTCATTTTTCAGTAGCAGTCTTTACAGATGGTAAAAAGAGCGTAGAGGAACTTTTGGCTCCATATGATGAAAACATTGAGGTTACTCCGTATGTCAAGCTGACAAGGCAACAGATGATTGAGGAAGCCTTAGAGAGGAAAAAGGACTATGAACAGAGAGAGCGTAGCGGCAAAGAAATAGCCGATTGGATGAAAGAATACATCAATGCAAACACAGACGAAGAATTGTATCAATGTGAATTTGATTCGGATTGTTCATATGATGAAAACGGAAATCAGTTGTCTACATATAATCCGGATTCAAAATGGGATTATTGGATTGTTGGCGGAAGATGGAACGGAAAGTTGAAAGCTATCAATGGAGAACATGGAGAAGGTGGTTTATTCACTCCGAATCCTCGAAAGAATGGAAAATATGATATTGCCAAAGTAGCAGATATTGATTTTTCTCCTAATCAAGATGCGTATGATACGGCTATTCGTTGGTGGGAAGTTGTAGTTGAAGGTGCTCCGCTCAAAGAAAACGAGGATAAAAAAGATTTCTACAGTTTATACAAAACGGAGTATTTATTGGAAAAGTACAAGAACAAAGAGAACTATGCCACATGTCAATCGGTATTCGGTACATTTGCGGTTGTATTGCCGGACGGCAAATGGTACGAGAAAGGGAAAATGGGGTGGTTTGCATGCGTTTCTGATGAAGATAATGAATGGATTTTGAAGTATAAGGAACGTTTTATTGATACAGCAAATCCAGAGTGGACATTAACAATCGTAGATTGCCATATTTAGGAGGTTGCCGAATGTCAAGAGTAGGAATTGGAAACAACGTCACACAGCCTGATGCGCGGTGCATGTCGTGCAAGCGTTGGAAGAGTGCAAGCAAGAAAGGGTTCATGGGTTTGGCAGAATCCGGACATTGTTCTCTTCCGTATTGCGAGAAAGACGCGAGAAATAAAGGAAAGAGAGGCGTGTATAAATGAGTATAGGAACATTAGGAATAATGGAACGAATGTCGCAGAAGAATAACAAGGACTTAAAGGTTTCCCCATTATCCAATATCATATCTGCTCATAGTGGCAAGGACGGATGGGGAAATGTGGCAATCGCTATGCCAAATGAAATTGTTACAGGATTACTCACAAAGCCAGATGGCTATATTGGTGGATTATTGATTTGCAGTAAAGAAGAATTTGAAAAGGAAAAGAAAGTGGCGGAAAGTGAGGTATCAGAATGAATTATATCAAAGCAAAATTTCCAAACAGCACAAGAAGTTATACATACCGCACTGAGGATTCCGTAAAAGCCGGCGATATGGTTGTAAATGCCAAAGGTGCAAAGTTGACGGTTACAGATGAAGCTGTGGATATGAAGTGGGTGGAAACCTATGGTGCTGATAAGGTGGCGATTGTGAAGAAATTTGAAGAAAGCGAGGAAAAATAATTATGGCAGAAACAAAGAAACAGGAAGTAGCAACAAAAGGAAAAGAGCAGGCGAGCCTTGTTGTAAATAATGCATTTGTGGATGGTTTGGTTGCGCAGTTGCAGCAAAAGGAGAAGTTTGGTCTTACTTTTCCTAAGGGATATAACTATGCCAACGAGTTAATGGGGGCATATCTCATTTTGAAGGAGACGCAGGATAACAATAAGAAATGCGTACTTGAAAGTTGTTCACAGGTATCTATCGCGAACACCCTCATGGATATGGTTACCATGGGATTGTCCATGCAGAAAAAGCAGTGTTATCCGGTAGCCTATGGTGGTAAGCTGCAGTGTCAGGTATCTGTCTATGGTAACACCTGCGTTGCAAGGAATTATGGCATGAAGAATATTGATGCAATGTGCATCTATGATGGAGACGAGTTTAAATACCATATCGAGAACGCCCGAATTGTGATTGATTCCCATACGCAGGATTTCATGAACATCAACACCGACAAGATTATTGGTGCATACGCAATCGTGACTATGGATGATGATAGCCAGTATGTAGAACTGATGAATATTTCTATGATTAAGCAGGCTTGGAAACAGGGATTTGGTTATAAAGAAAATGGTTCTGGTACGCATCAGAAATTCACAGACCAGATGGCAATGAAAACGGTAAAGAATCGTGCGTTAAAGTACATTATCCGTACATATGGAACACAGATGCTTAATGATGCTTATGACAATGTAGAATCAACAGAAATGGATGATAGAACTTTAATGGATGTGGAGCATGATATTTCTGAAAATGCAAATACAGAAGATTTCTCGGTTGAACCGGAAGTTGCAGAAACTGTAGAAGAACCGAAAATGGCAGAACCAGAGAAAGTTGAAGGTGAAGTTGTTGAGAATGACGAGAATGTGCCGGATTTCATGAAAGATTAGAGGTAGCTGCATGAGAGTTATATCACAGGATGGCACGATTGATGTGCCGTATGAAATCAGTTCTTTTTCTATGGCAGTTGGGAAATACAAAGATGTTGAGCATGCGGCTGTTTATTGCCATAACAGCTCTACGGCGGTAGGAACTAAAATGGCTGAATATAATTCAAAAGAAAAAGCCGAGAAAGCTATGGAAGAACTGCAATATGCGTATGCATGCCATAATACGGTGTTGCTTGACAAAGGAAAATCCAATGATATTCCGAACGATAAAATGATGAAAGCTGTTATTGGAGGTGTCTTTCAATTTCAAACAGAGGAAGAATTGGAGTAGCCTATGGAAGTTTCATCTTATTTAGAGTTCGTGCAGAAAGGCATGGAAGATAATATTTTCAATTTCTGCAAAGATGGAAAATGTAGCCAATGCGGTAACTGCTGTTCCAACCTCTTACTGATGAGCAGAAAGGAAGTAGATGCCATTCACAGATATATCCGTAAGAACCATATCAAAGAGTGCAAGCACCTACTTCCTACTGTAAATCGACCATATGATATGACATGTCCTTTTCTTGATACAGATAAGAGTTGTGAGAAATGTAGAATCTATCCGGTTCGACCGGAAATCTGCAAACAGTTTATTTGTGACAATGAGCAGAGGGCAAAGCATAATCGGGCATTGCTGGGGCAGACGAGACAGATTGTTGATGTAAGGAGTGAGTTCTTTAATGCAGAAAACCGAGGAATCTAAAAAAGAAAAAGCAAGAAATCTTAGGTATAAAAAGCCAATATCGCAATCATTAAACCTTGACCAGATAAAACAGGATTTGTGGGATATGCAGGAAGCGTGTGAAGAAATTCGTTGGTATACGGATTCTGAAGATGGAGAAGACAGCCTTATAAATGCGTTATCTGGTGATGAAGATGAATCCTATGAGTTCAAAATGGCTTTTGCAGATCTATGTGCTGAATGTGAAAGAATGTTTGAAGACTTACAGGAAGAATGGGTTCCGGAATGCTTTGATATATTCTTTGTGGTGGCAGGTGCCGGAGATTTGCTTGGATGGGATTCCTACGAGGGAGATTATTTTGGAATATCCTCTTACGAATCAAATCTGGCAGAGGAAGACTGCAGGGAAAAATTAAAACGCATGACAAAAGATGAATTGATAGATGCATCTAGGCAGTGTTTCGTAGTGTATCAAGCATACATAGGACTTCGTAATCGTTATGATAGTCTGAAAGCGGCTATAGACATTCTTAGAGATCAGAATACCGGTGTGCTTCAAACAGTAAAGGAAATTGAAAAGCTTTATGATGTTGCACAGGAAAAACAGGGTAATTATGCCGAATACAGTAAAGAGTGGAAAGAATTTGACAGATATGCAGATGCGCTACCACAAGAAGCGTGGATAGTATAGAAAGTGAGGTGGTTTAATGCTCTTAAGATGTTGCGGTTCCGGAAGTTCGGGCAATTCCTATGCCTTAATTGCAGACAACGGAGAAATCCTTGCGATTGAAGCCGGTTGTAAGTTCCTCGATTTCAAAAAAATGATTGATTGGAAAATCTCGAATGTTGTCGGTTGCATTATGAGCCACGAACACGGAGACCATGCACGCTACATAAAAGATTTCATGCAGTCTGGCATTCCGGTTTATACAGCGTTTGAAACGCAGACTGCATTGGAAACCATTACAGGAGAACGTACAGCACCTATTCCACCACGCAGAACGCGGCAAATCGGCAGTTTTACAGTTACACCCTTCAATGTACCGCATGATACAGAAATCGAGTGCTACGGCTATTTAATCAAGCATGAGGAAATGGGGCAGTTGTTGTTCATGACTGACTTGGAATACTGCAAGTACAATTTTTCAAAGCTAAACATTGAGCATATCATGGTTGAAGCCAATTACGATATGGAACTTGTAGACCGAAACGAGCCGAACTATGAACATCGCCTGCGAGGGCACATGAGTCTTGATACGGCACTTAAATTTATTGAGACTAACGACAATCCGGCATTGAGAAATGTCGTTCTAATTCACTTATCAGATAAAAGCGGAGGTCCCGCACTATTCAAACAAAAGACAGAAGAAACAGTTAAATATGGAGCAAATGTTTATATTGCAGAAAAAGGATTAGAGGTTGATATGAACCTTTGTCCGTTCTGAAAGGAGAATCATGGAAAAATTCTATATAGTGTCCAATGAACAGTTCCTGAAAGAAATTAGTGATTTCAGAATCCATTCAGAGGAAAGACGAAAATTAGCAAAAGAGTTCTTTGAGAGGAAGGAAATTTTAGGTCAATCCTATGATATTTGTGGTGATGGTTCAGTTAATAAACCTTTCCATGAATCTGAAAAGAGCCGTATTCGCTTATATATTGAGGATTGCAAGGAAAACAATGAAAAATTTGGCAAAGAACTATTGAAACCAGTTAAATTATTTTGCGATTCAGACGTTAAAATGCGCAAATTCAGAGCCAATAGCAAGACATTAAAAGAGTTTCAGAACTTATGTATTGAGAGAAACATTGTAATCAATAATCATCCGATTTGTGAGGGAGATTATTTCGAAGAATTACATATGGGTGGCTATGATGTTTCGAGATTCGAGTATGATGGCAAGATGTATCTGAGAATGAATACTTCAAGAAGTAGTATTACACCTGAATATGATGGTTTTGAGGAGATTAAAGGTAGTGAGTTCTATAAGGCACTTGAAGAGCTTAAGAAAGGAGAAGAAGCAAATGAATAAAGTGATTTTAATGGGAAGATTAACCAGAGATCCAGACATCAGATATTCGCAGGGAGAAAAAGCTACTGCAATCGCAAGATTCTCCCTTGCAGTAGACCGAAGATTCAAGCAAGAGGGACAGCCTAGCGCAGACTTCATTAACTGCCTTGCGCTTGGGAAAAATGGAGAATTTGCAGAGAAATATCTGCGTAAGGGAACGAAGGTTGTTGTTGTTGGTAGCTGGCAGACCGGCAGCTATACAAACAAGGATGGAAATAAGGTGTATACCAATGATTGTCTTGTTGAAAGCTGCGAATTTGCAGAGAGCAAAGCAGCTTCACAGAACAACCAGTCTGTAGATAGACCGGAACCTGCACCGGATGGCGATGGATTTATGAATATCCCTGACGGAATTGATGAGGAATTACCATTCAATTAAGTATGATTTGGCGGTTGCTTTGTGTGACCGCCTATCAATGAAAACTGTATGGTTGGTAAAAGTATCAACCAAAACAATAAAAATCCTAATTTAGCCATTCTGTAATGTCAGAAGGGTATTTGAGAGGAAGTGAATGTAACGATGATGTTGATTGAGGACAAAGGACAGAAAGAGGGACAGCATATTCTTAAGAACCGCTACTTTGACTGCCACGACATAGAGGTTTTGCGCGCGCCGCTTCCGGTTGGTGATTATGTGATTGCCACGGATAAGGTGCTGGATGTTATTAAGCGTAAGACTACAAGAAAGATGGAAGTTAAGAAAATGGATTTTCTTGGAAGTTATGATGTCTCTGTGGATACCAAAAAGGATATGCAGGAAATTGTAGGCAACATTTGTGGCAAGGCGCATCCAAGATTCCGTGATGAGTGTATTTTAGCGCAGAACAACGGCATTAAGCTATATGTGCTTGTGGAGAACACAGACGGCGTAAAGACTATTGATGACGTGTTTAAGTGGCAGAATCCAAGATTACATAGATACAATCGCATTGCTTATATGCATAGAGAGGGGAAATGGCTCAATATCTCTTTACCAAAGGCAGAACCGACTTCCGGTAAAACATTAGCAAAGGCTATGCTTACAATGCAGCTTAAGTATGGCGTAGAATTTGTATTTTGCCGACCAGAGAAAGCCGGAGAAAAGGTTGTTGAATTGCTCGGAGGTAGTGAGAATGGCAGAGAATAAGCGATACTACTGGCTTAAGCTGATGGATGATTTTTTTGACAGTAAACGAATCAAGAAACTCCGGAAGATGGCTGGTGGTGATACTTACACGATTATTTACCTTAAGATGCAGCTTCTATCACTGAAAAAGGGCGGCTACTTAGAGTATTCCGGTTTGGAAGATGAATTTTACAAAGAGATTGCCCTTGATATTGATGAGGATGAAATCAACGTACAAGTAACGATTCAGTATCTTCTTTCTTGTGGATTGCTTGAAACATCTGATTCTATTGAGTACAAGTTGCCTTTTGTGCAGGATAACCTAGGAAGTGAGACCGCAAGCACTCGTAGAAGTCGGAAATCTAGGGAAAATGCACAAAAAATGTTGCAATGCAACAAACTGCAACAAAATTGCAATGTAGAGATAGATATAGAGAAAGATATAGATACAGATATAGAGAAAGAAAATATAAAAGAAAGCACATATTCTTTTGATGGTGAAAAGGCATGGAATGACACTTTCAATTTGTACCCAAAAAAAAGTTGTGCAGTGTTGGCCAGACAGTATTGGCTTAGAAAATTAAGCAACGTGCTTGAAGAAAATCAGAAAGAAGTAGCGGAACTGATATATAAAGCTACTAAATTATATCTGGAAGATTACACGGAGCGGAATCCGGAAGATACTCGATTCAGATTCCTTCCAAAGTATAATGATTGGTTGATAAATGAATGTGACTATTGGGTTTCTATAGTGGAGAAAAGGCAGCGAGGTGATGATAGTTGACCGAAGCAGAAATGGGTGTGATTGGAAGCATACTGATTGATAACGATTCACTTTCACAGATTTATTCAAATTTAAGACCAGATATGTTTGGATCTGAATTTTGTCAGGATGCATATAAACAGATACTTGCACTTTATGACCGGGGCGAAAATATAAATCTTATGTCACTGTCGCAGGCAATGGAAAATCACAAGTGGTCTTCGGAGCAGGTGTCAGCAGAATTAAAGGAATGTGTGTTATTAACACCAACATCAGTATCAATTAAAAGTTATGCGATAACTATTTCAAAGGATTATAAGACTAGAACGGCAAAAGAGTTGTTTCAGAGAGTGAGCCTTATGCCATGTGATATAGAAAATACAATTGCGGAAGTTTTAATAACGCTTGAAAAGCTACAGGAGAATGAAACTCTGAAAGCCAAATCATTAAAGCAGATTGTCCAGGAATGCAAAGAGAATTATTTCAATGAACATGTAGGCGAGAAACTGCTAAAAACCGGATTTTATAAATTAGATGATTGCCTTGGTGGTCTTGAGGGTGGAGATGTAACGGTAATTGGTGCGAGACCTAGTGTTGGAAAATCTGCTTTTGTAACACAAGTGATTGGACAGATGGCAAAAAAAGGTTATAAAATTGGTTATTTCAACCTTGAAATGAATGAAAGCCAGGTATACGAGCGTTTTGTTTCAAGGCTGTCCGAAATAAGTTTGACGCGTGTTCGAAGGGCAAAATCCTTTCTTGGTGGTGAAAAGGAATCTTTTGATAAAGCCAATAAAGAAATGGCAAACTACAATGTTCTGATTTCAACCGGTTCCAAAACCGTGGGAGAAATTAGAGCAGAAAGTCGGCATCAACAATTCGAGGTAATTATTATTGACTATTTACAGCTTATAAAAGCCGATAGGAGATATTCGAATAGAGCATCAGAGGTTGGAGATATTTCTAAGGCAGTTAAAGCTTTGGCAATGGAATTGCATATACCAATTGTTCTTCTGTCACAGTTGAATCGAACATCTGAAATAAGAGATACGAAAGAACCTACCATGTCAGAACTTAGAGAATCCGGAGATATTGAGCAGGACGCATCGAATATTATTCTTTTGTGGAACGTATCGGAAGATAAGAAATATAAAGGCTTGAAAGTGGAGAAACAACGGCAAGGCGAAAACATGAAAGAGGGACTTAAATTCGATGGTGAGCATATGAGATTTGAAGAACGCATGGAAGATTTCGATAAATTTCTGCTACATGTAAAGAATTCTGAACGAAATAAGCAGGAATTCATGGACGCAGCGGATACTCCATTTGATAGTTGGGGTGGTTGATTATGGCAAGTAAAAAGTTTGAAAAAGGTTCCGAAGAATGGATGTTCTTTAATGATTATTACAAATTTCGACAGAAATTTTATGAAGCTGATAACGAAGATGCTTTTTTTGAAGAACTGACAGCGTCGGCAAATAAACTTTATGAGAAATACAAAAAGACTGAAATTGCAGAATATGCTAAAAGGCTGATAATGGCACATTTAGATGACGTAGACAGAAGATGCAGAAAGGGGCGCTGATAGAATGGCAAAATATTATTACAACGTATTCAAAGATGGCGAGCTGGTCATGGAGAAAGTCACCAGTAAGGAAATCTGTAATCAG